GGCATCGCGCAGGGAATACTCCTTGGCGTGTTGCTCCATTTCGATTTCATCCGACTTCGAAGCTGCTCCTGCCAAGTTCCGGGCAAGGATCTTTTCAGTCTTCTCCGCAGACTCAATCTTGGAGTCCAAATCGAAAATGGATTCGTTGAGGTCAGCCTGACGGGCTTCCTCTTCTTGGGTGAACTCGCGGTCGTCAGTTTTTGCCGCGTGAACGAGGGTCTCCAACTCGGTAATGAGGGAGGCTCGTTCTTCCTTCAAAGCAATAGAGTGCTTCATTTTTTGGGGGAATTGTGGTGATGAATAGAAAGAAGTGCCTCCGCTTGTTTCCGCTTTGGAGCAAGTGTCGGCGGGGTTTCGTTTTCAGGGGTTGCCTCGATTTCCTTCTCGGCCTCCAATGCGGCGATCATATCGCGCATCTTGACGGAGGTCTGAGGGTAGGCGGGGCTGACTACGGGTGAGATGTCTGCAATCCGTGCAACACGCTTAATCGTGCGACGATAGCTTCCATCTTCCTTCTTCTCGTAGTCATCTTCTCGGACGATGAACCCGAAGCTTGATCCTCGGACATCGCCACGTTTAATGCTTTCAGCCAAGTCTTTGGCATAGGATTGGTTGCCAAGCTTGAAGCTATAGAACAGGCCGTGTTCATCGACCTTTAGTTCCAAAGTGCCTTGACCGTTGTAACTGCGGGCCAAGGGCATATTTTGATCGTGATTGAACAAGGCAACGACATCGTCATTAAGCCTATCGTCGAATGCCCCGTGCTGGACTACCTCTTCGACCGCGCCAATCATCGTGGGTTGCCCAAAGACTGCGGCATACCCTTCTACTGTCCTGCCTTCGTCAGCAAGACGCACTTCAGTATTTTCAGTCACTTCGATGTGACGGCGTTCAATTTCACTCATAGATGGTTCTCTTTGCTCCTCCTCCATAGGTTCGGAATTGCCCTCACCGCCGCCCTTCGGGCCTTCAGTAATACCCGGTCTGGGTTCAGGCTTCGCGATGAAATCTGCATTTGGCCCGGAAGGGTTACTTAGGGGGTCTTGTTGCACACCACCGAAGCCAGGGGCCTTCTGCAAAGTGATGTAGATGGATTCCTCGGTCTCCTGAACCGCCATAACGTGACGCTTCTCGGCATCGTCCTCGGCGGCCCGTTCAGCCTTATTGATTACACCGCTACACCAACTCTTCATACTCGATCCACCCCAAGCTGCGTACATAATGCTACCGCAGATATCCTTTCCCTTATCGTCGGTGAACTTGCCTTGGTTGTAAACACCAGCACGGCTCAAGAAACTGAAAGTCCTTTTGACGACATCCAATGTCAATGGAGAGCCTGAAGATATTTGGGATGCTCTGCGCCAGCCGATAGGAGTTCCACAGGACGTGCCGTTCTTCTCCTTGTGGCGGAGCGCACGGCGGGCGGCCTTACGAGCTGCATCAGGATAATTACTGTACGTCTTCGCCATCTTCTTGGTGGTCGTCCTCAAGTTGTTTCCCTTGAGGCTCTGGAATTACATCATTACTTTTTGATTTCGAGACCAGCATTTCCGCGTAATCTGGCATCGAGTCCAATGGCAATTGGTTAACCTGAACCAGGTTGATCGAACCAGACGGCACGGAATTGCGGTCTTCTAACTCGCGAACCTCGTTAATAGTTAAGCATCCACGACCCAACATAGTTGCATAATAATTAGCGCGGGCTTCCATATCACCTCGCATCAGCGAAATCATACTGAACTTGAAGGTGTGAGACTTACGCTCGACAGGAAGCAATAGTTTCTTCCTCATTTCCTGCTCAATCATACACACCCAAGGATGGATTGTGTGTTTGGCAAAGAAGAGGTCTTGTTGCTCCACATTGGAATACTTCTGGTCACCGACCTGTACCATACTCGATGGGACATTGAAGATCCGGCAGATTTCCTCGACCTGATATTTTCGGGTCTGGAGTGCCTGTGCCGTTTCCGGCGGAATGCCGACGCGCTCGTACTTCAGCCCGGCCTCAAGAATCGCAGTAGCGTGACTACTGTTCATTCCGTGGTACTTGGCATCCCAAGTACTACTTAGTCGGCGATACTGATCTTCGGACAGGGTTTTGTCCGTCATCAGAACCCCGCTCATATTTCCACCACTTCCGAAGAAGCTGCTTCCATACTGCTGGGCGGCATATGCCAATCCAATGTTCTCCATATGCTCCCGAATAGGGCTGATGCCCCGAAAGCACTCAATGGCCAACACGTCCTCGTTGAACAGAGCCTCCTCACTTTCCTTGTACAAGTAGATCCGTCTACCGTTCAATGTCCGCGCTCGAATTTGATCCGGAGGGATGAGGTTTAAACTTGCTGGTCTTCCATCCTGGTCGCGCTCAATCAAGGCGTAGCCACCACCGTGCATAAGCGCATCAGAGATGATGTACTGCCAGAAGTGAAATGGCGTGAAGTATGGATTAGGCTCAATTGCACAAAGGTTGTATGCAGGGTGTTCGGTGTTCGGTGTCTTGCCACCTTCAACCCTCTCGTACAAACCCAAGTCCAAGCTGGCTATTGTACTTGCAATCTTGTTGATGCAAGCGTACACCGCGCCAACCGCCATCGCCCCATCCTCACTCAACGCAACGCCAGAACGCGTATGCGTCCAAGGGTAGATGTTGATTGGGTCATAACTACGCTCCTCTTGCTGCACAGGGCGTACTGCCTCGCGTAACCTTGTAAATAGTCCCTTGCGGTCTTGAGCCATTCGCGGCAAGGATATGGTCAGCCGTTGCTATTGCAACACTACGATGTTCGATTTCTTCTCAAGATCCGGCGCAGGATTGTATGGAAGCTTTGGTAGCAACTATATCGGTTGCGACCAAATAGACGGAAGTAGTCCTCCTCAACTGACCAATAGGCATCAACATTCCGGTTGTAGTCGTAGAGCCTCTTTTGGTATTCTTCTACAAACCCTTCCGGCGTACTTAACCTCCGGGCCAATTCGAGTTGTTCTTCGCAGGTCATAGGAAGCGTATGTCATAGTCTTCAGGGAACTGATCTTCTTGCTGGTCCGTCATCGCCTCCCCCACGGCGCATATCAGGGCTGTAATGCCGTCTATCTTGTCCTGCGATTTTGACTTGTCGGGTTTGCAGTTCATAGCCGGATCGTAGGCAACTTCGAGATTTCCAGCCATCCAGCGTAAAACAGGGTCTCCTTCGTGATTGATTTTACCCTCAAGCAAAAGGCGATACACTTCCTTCATCGGTGCGGACATACTCACATAACCCTGACCCATCGGTGACATTACCACACCGTCTTGTGTGAGATTGATGATTAGCTGACTACTGTTATAGCGGTCAAAGGCGATGCTCTTCAAGTTGAATTTGCGCATAATGCAGTCCTCGTCAAACTGCACTTTGCCATCTACAACGTGATACCCGCTAATGGCTTGACGAATGTAATCGTAGTCGGTCACGTTGCCGGGAGTTACTGTCACTTCATCAGCGTGACGCAGCTCAAGGTATATCGTGCTTTCATCCTTGTACAGTCGTCTTTCAATCGCTTCCTCTGGTAGCCAATAGTATCGCTTCAGGTCATAGCCGCCATCATCACAGGGGAACACCAGAACAAGGGAGCAGAAGTCGCTGACCGAAGCAAGGTCAAGACCGCCATAGCAAACTCTATCATCTACTTCAAACTTCCCGTGGTCGTTGCTCATCCATACCTCATCCGTCACCCAGGTCTCACTACTTCGAACCCATAGGTTGCAATGTTTGGTCTTAAAGTTGACTTCCTCGGCTCCCCCGTAGTTACGCGCTTGAGTCGCCTGTTGGTCTAAATACTCGTAGGTGATGGATTCGTTCAAGCTAGGGTTGGCCTTTATCCAAGTTTCACGATCCCGCCAATCATCATCGTCGTCCAACTCGTAGATCATCGCGAAGAGACTCTCATCTGTCTTCTTCTTGTCCAGCACCTCCTTACACGTCTTGGCAAGTTGGTAGCAAGGCCCATCCACATTGAATCCAGCAGTTGTGATGGTCATCATCAATGGTTGGCTACGAGAACCCATTGAGGATTTGAGTACGTTGTAAACGTGCGATGTTGTGTGCGCGTGATACTCGTCAACCACGGCCAAATGAGCATTGAGTCCATCAAGGCTATTCCGGTCACTCGACAGAGGTTCAGCCTTACTGTTGGTGTCGTGAACGTGCATATTGGCACGGTGTATGCCGATGCGCTTTAACAAGGAAGGGCTGCTCTTAACCATCCTCTGCGCTTCCTCAAAACAAATTCGGGCTTGGTCCCTCTTGGTGGCGCAGTAGTATACTTCACTACCCTGTTCGTTATCGAAGTCGAGCATCGCCAAACTGATGCCCGCAAGCAATGTTGTCTTGCCGCTTTTTCTTCCGACCTGGATGTAAGCGGTGCGATACCGACGGTGACCGTTATCGTTTACCCAACCAAAGATGTTGGCTACCACAAACTCCTGCCAAGGGAGCAAGAGAAACGGCTTACCCGCAAACTTGCCCTTGCTATGCTTAAGGTATTTCGTGAAGAAGGTGATGTACTTGTCGGCAAGATCCGGACGGAAGGTGTAGTCGCACTCTCCCTCCAGGTCGTCAGCAAATCGCTGACAAGCCAGCCTAACGTACCTCGATGCCGGGATGTCCCCGTTCAGTACGTCCTCCGCATATTGGACATACTTCATCCGCTTTAGGCTTTACCGTGTGCTTGACGGCCAGAGACTCTGGCGTGGCAGGGCGTACAAAGTCCCCGCATTGTGTCGATATCGTAGAATCGGTCGTCCTCTCTATCCCGCATCCGCACCGGGATGATGTGGTCAGCGACATTGGAGGGAGTAACTTTACCAAGCTGCAAGCACAACACACAGGATGGGTCTCGTCGAAGCACCAGCATTCTCGTCCTCTGCCATTGTTTTGTGTGGTATCGGGGGTCTGCATCTCGCGTTCTGCCAAACTGCGGCCTACGCTTCTTACGAGCAACCTTCCAAGGTCTTCGTCTTTCATTTTTTGGTATTCTCGGCATCAATAAGTGCTTCTCACAATAGCTTCGTTTGAGTCGTTATAGCCTGTATTCTGCGCTGCGCTGCTTTGCAGATGGTTGGATCAATTTCAGACCCTATGTAGTTTAACCCAAGCCGTGCCGCGCAAACGCCAAACGTCCCTGATCCTGCGAAACCGTCCCATATTGTTTCTTTTGGGCGAGTTAGCCATTGCAAAATCGGTACAATCAGCTTCTCCGGCTTTGACCACACACCTAAAGTCGAGCCTACGTTGCGCGGGACTTCGATGACCGAGTTCAGCATTTTTCGCTCACGCGGTTGATACATTCGGTTGCCGAGATTCTTGTCTCTGCCAATCGCTCCTGCGCCTTTGCGCACTGCAAGCTGGCTTTCATTCAGCGGCCCGGCATAAGCGTCATATGGTGTCTCGCCATAAATCAAGATGTGCTCGTGGGTGTGACGAGGCATATTGTGCGACACCCACCTCCCGTCTTTGAAGTGCCAGATTAACTCGAACTTTGGGCGATCGCCAAAGTGCTCAGTGACGTGGTGGCGATTCTGAAAGTTGGTGAAGCAAACGTAGGTGCGAGCCTTTGGTGCATTGTAGACCTTCTCCCATTCGTCAAACGGCGGGTCAAACAGGGCAACATCACACGGCTCATACAGTATGTCCTCGTAACTACAGTTGCGCAATTCCGTCATAGCTGTTCTGTTGCCGCGTGTCATTTAAGCAGAAACATAAGAGCGAGAAATGCCAACCCACACAAACCAAGGTAGGCGCAGAAATATGCTGATTCTTTTTCTTTCATTATTTCATTCAAAGTCCGCAATAACCTGAGTCACACGACCAGTCCTCAAAGTTGATTTCGGTCTGTGGCCTGTGCTTTCCAATATCCTCGTATGACATCTCGCTTTTCCAACGAGCCTTCTTTCGCTTTTCCATCTCAACAAACCACTTCATCTTGTTCGGGTGAAGGTCAAACATCTTGCGCAACACCAGAGGATTCCGGTGAAAGCACCCTACGCAATTATTCTGTGGCGCAAACCGAACAGGTTTATCTTTCCAATAGTTGACAACCTGGTCTCTGCGTATGCCATCCGTGATCATCGGAAACACGGGTTTCTGCCAAGGCTTTTTCTGATACGCACGAAGGCCGTTTTCATCGCATCGATCGAGCATATTCTTTGCGCGATTCTCTTCACCAGACCTAAAACCAATCTGCATAGCAATTGGCTCATTTTCACCGAGCAAGCAATGGTTCTTCCACCAATCGAACATTGGCTTGATTTTCATCAACTCGGTGCAATGCCTCCAAGTGATATTAGGCAAGCTGGTATTGCGCAGTCGGTCAAATGGTCTGCCGACAACCCAATCTATTGATTGACCCAGATACTGTTCCAAGTCTAAAACGGTGTTCAAGATGATGTCATCTTCTGCGGTGGCTATGAACTCCCGCCCGATCCTATCGCTCACTTCCTTGACTATGCCCGCGTCTTTTGGTGTGCAGTTCCTGTCCTCAATGCAGACCAACGCAAAGACCAAGAAGTCGCTGGGATAGTTGGCGGCTACATAGGCACTCGACTGACCTCCGCTTATGCTTGTGCAAGTTTTCATTGTGACTTGAAAGTTTCGTAATCGTCTTCAGTAGTGTCAAGCAACATTCCCGCAATCTTTTCACGGTCTGTTGGTGATAAACCCCACTTTGACATCAGACCACGGAACGCAGCTTCAGCCTTGGTGTATGCGGTGTACATACCGCTGATGTTGCTGGTTCCATTATCAAAGGTCTGCACTACATCGCCCACACCCTTGATGTTGTCAGCGCACCACTTGAGGATAGCGATGTTCTTCGCCAAGACACTTAAGCCAAGCG